GAAGGTTCACCAGTTTCAATGAATGTATCACTAAACGCAAGCGGCAAAGATCATGTTGCTGATTTAATTGATATGATGAAAAATGCAGGTATGCAAGCAGCAGAACCAGTAAGTAATAAAATGCTTGCACCTCGTTTAGATATGGAAAGACTACGTGGTATTGTAGACGGACCAGAAGAAAGTATTGAAGAAGATGCTGATCCTAAAGTTGCGTCAATGATTGCTAAGTTTGTAGACGAAATGGATACAGATATGATGTACTATGGCCAACCTGATGTTGCTAAAGTAAGTATGTTAATAAAGCAAGGTAACATAGAAGATGCTGCTGGAGAAATGGCAGATGCTATGGCTGATCAAGATGGCGGTAGTGATAAGTTTGATATGGTAATGCAGAGGGCTCAAGAATATATTGAAGATTATATGGGAGATATGGACGAAGCATATGCTAACGAGCCAGAAGAAGAATATTCAGACATGAAAACTATGACTAAAGACTTGTCTGGTGGTATTAACCGTGAAAAGAAAGCATACGCAAAAGCACAAGACGGTGACAATGCAATGGCTGTAGAAGCTATCAAAGCACAGCTAATGGCAGCACTTGCTGAAAAAATGGATCCTGTTGGTAAAGAAGACGATGATGTAGATAACGACGGCGATTCAGATAGCTCAGACGAATATTTAAAAAAGCGTAGAGCTGCTATTGCAAAAGCAAGAGCTAAGAAAAAATAAATTATCCCCCCAGCAAATCAATAGCGTCTTCGGACGCTATTTTTTTGGTTAAATATACATATGAGTAAATCATTAGACGGCGTATTAACTAAAAAAGCCAATACAAAAGAACAATACACAAATGCGCAAATAGAAGACCTTGCTGCATGTATGGATCCTGATGAAGGCTATTTGCATTTTGCTAAACAGTTTGCTTATATACAGCATCCTGTAAGAGGCAAACTGTTGTTTGATCCTTATGAGTATCAGCTACGTTTGATGCACTCATATCACAGTTATAGATTTAATATTAATATGATGCCTAGACAAACAGGTAAGACTACTTGTGCAAGTATCTATCTAGCATGGTATGCAATGTTTCATCCTGATCAAACTATATTAATTGCTGCACACAAATACACAGGTGCGCAAGAGATCATGGCACGTATACGTTATGTGTATGAAACTTGTCCAGATCATATTAGGGCAGGCGTCACAAGTTATAACAAAGGTTCAATCGAATTTGAAAATGGCAGTAGAATTATTTCGCAAACAACAACAGGCAACACAGGACGTGGTTTGAGTATTTCTCTACTATACTGTGACGAGTTTGCGTTTGTGCAACCTAACATCGCTGAAGAGTTTTGGACTTCAATATCACCTACACTGGCAACAGGTGGTCGTGCTATTATTACTAGTACACCTAACTCAGACGAAGATACATTTGCTACAATTTGGAAACAAGCAGAACAAAAGTTTGACGAGTTTGGCAATGAAAGCGAAGTAGGTGTAAACGGATTTCATGCATTTAGGGCAAGTTGGGACGAACATCCTGATAGAGATGAAAAGTGGAAAACAGATGAAATTGGACGTATAGGCGAAGAAAAGTTTAGACGTGAATATGGTTGTGAGTTTCTAGTATTTGACGAAACATTAATTAATTCAATCAAACTTGCTGCTATGGATGGCGGCAACCCTATTATTAATATGGGACAAACACGTTGGTATAAGAAACCAACTAGCCAGTATACATATGCAGTAGCACTTGATCCTTCAATGGGTACAGGCGGAGACAACTCTGCTATACAAGTGTTTGAATTACCAACCTATGTGCAAGTAGCAGAATGGCAGCACAACCAAACAGGTATACCGGGACAAATACGTGTTATGTCTGATATTTGTAAGTATATTGCAGAAGAGTCTAAAACAACAAATAATATATATTGGAGTGTAGAAAACAATGGGTTGGGAGAAGCCGCACTTATCGTTATCAATGACTTTGGGGAAGAAAATATCCCTGGTATGTTTGTTAGCGAGCCCATACGCAAAGGACACGTTAGAAAGTTCCGAAAAGGATTCAACACAACGCACAGTACCAAAGTTACAGCTTGTTCCAGACTCAAAACAATGATTGAAAATGATAAAATGATTGTACACTCAAAACCTTTAATATCAGAACTAAAAGGATTTGTTGCAACTGGATCTAGCTATCAGGCAAAGAGTGGAATGACTGATGACTTAATAAGTGCAACACTATTAGCAATAAGAATGATGAGTGTACTTAAAGATTGGGATCCGAGGGTGTATAATACATTTAATCAAGCAGAAGATTTAGAAGATTACGAACCACCTATGCCAATCTTTATTAGTAGTAGCTATTAGATAAATACATTATGAAAGATTTAAATAAAATAGGCGAAGAGCTTTTTAATAAAATCAGAGGACGTTTTCCTAACGTAGTAATAGGAGACGAAGCAGGCACTGTTGTTAACGAACCATCTGCTGCACGTTTCTTTGATTTTGATTATATAGAAAGTAATAAAAAGTTAGGAAAAGTTAGTATTAGTATCAGTGAAGATGATGGACTAACTGTTATATATTCTAAAGATTTTATTGCAACAGAAAGCGAACTAACACAAAAAAATTGGTATGATTTTTTAAAAGAATTACGTGTGTTTAGTAAAAAGCGCCTATTAGATTTTGATGTAAGAGACATTAATAAATCAAATTTAACTAAAAGAGATTATAAATTTTTAGCAACAAATCGCTCTGGGGACGATACAATGACAGAATCAAAGTTATACGGAACAGCTCGTGTTAGCTATCAAAACGTAGGCGAAGCACGTATTATGATTAAGCACACCGAGAACATCAACCAAGAAAGTACAACAGGTCGTGTACAAAAAATTGGAAAGATTTATATTGAAAGTGCAGACGGTGAACGTTTTAAATATCCATACAAGCATCTAAGTGGTGCTAGAGCGATGGCACAACACGTAAGTGAAGGCGGCAAGCCATATGATGATTTTGGTACACATATTACAGGTTTAAGTGAAGAACTTGCTAAACTACGTAAGTTTAAATCTTACATGGGACGTTCAGCTGTAATGGCAGAAAGTCTAGCAGGTTATATGGATGTAGTTAAAGAGCGTATTGCAACAGTGAAAAAGACAGTCGAGTCATTACAAAAGCCAGCATACTACAAAGAAGCATTTGAAACATTTAATCCCCCAGTACTAGAAGATGTTCCTGCTGATGTACGTGAAAACTGGATCGATGAATTAACTATCAAACAATTTAATGAAGAACTAGCAGATGTATTTCCATATATTTACAAACTAGTATCAGAGGCTACACTAGCAAAAGAACTAGGCCCAGAAGATTTAATGTCTGAAGCAGATAAAGATAAAGATCCGTGCTGGAAAGACTACAAAATGGTAGGCACTAAGAAAAAGAACGGTAAAGAAGTTCCTAACTGTGTACCAGAAGAAATTGCACTAGAACAAGGCTTTGAAGAAATGATGGGTATCTTTGGAGAAGCATCATATGACTGTGATGAAACTTGTCCAAAGAGTTGCCCAGACTGCGGCGGCACAGGCGATCCTGAAAAATATCAAGCAAGTAAAAAAGAATCAGTAGCCGGCGGTCCTACTATTAGTCAAATGAGTGATGAAGACCTAGCAGACTACTTAGGCGTTGATGTAGAAGAAGTAAAGGCTGATAGAGAAGCAGCTGAAGAAGCAGCAAACGAAAAATCAATGGATCACGCAGAAGCAGGCGATACAATTGATGTTAAAATGACACCAGATGGTGGAATTGAAAAGGCCGACAAGGAAGAACAAAAGATTCCATTAGGCGAATTTATACTATCATACTACGATAGAGAAACAGGCGAGTTCCCAAAAGGCGAAACTGCCGTATTAACTATGATAGAAAAAGATTACGGTGAGCAGTTCATAGAACCTGCTAAGGCGTTTATCGAAAAAATTAATCAAACTTTTGAAGAATTCCAGATGCGCACACAACCACAACAGATGGAAATTGATTCAGAGTATGACAGAATGAGAGAACTAGCAGGTCTACGTTGATCTGCTAGTTTACTTTAAGGATATTATATAACAATGGCTATAACAAATAAAGAAGAGTATATTGCTAAAATAAACCAATTGCTTGGTCCAAACCACACAGCTATGGATCTTAATGGTAATATTCCTGTATACAAAGCATTGCACGACGAGTGCGCTGCTGGCGGCTTTTCTGATGCTGATATTGCTGCAACTCTAAATGAATATTATCAACTTTCTGGCATTTTTACAATGACTGCTGAAAAGTTACAAGCAATTAGAGAACAGCATAATTTTTAAATGATAAATTTTTCTAAGGATGTACATGACTTTTTAAAGTGGTGGTTTAAGGAACCACGCTGGTATTTTCCTATAGAAGGTGGCGTAAAAACAATGCCTATGTTAGGACAAGATGCTCCAAGAACAGCGATGGATGCAGTAATATATCGAAAAGGAAAATTTCAAGTACAGTTATTTGCTTTTCCTGCATTTACAATAATTCCGGAACACCTACATCCTAATGTAAGAAGTTATGAAGTTTACTATGGTGGACAAGTTAGTTTTTCATTAGATAAAAAATGGATCTACCATTTTGAAGGGAAAAATGACATACCTACAAATAATAAAGATTTAGTTACGTGTTACATATCAGAAAATAGTTGGCACGGCGGAATTATGGGTCCAAACGGCGGCATGTTTTTATCTGTTCAAGAATGGCTCAACGGAGTTACACCGTCATGTGTCGGCGACGACTGGGATGGTAAAGCATGTGTAGAAGAGCATTTAAACGAAAGACCTACTTTAAAAACAACATACGATAAAAACATACATTGGAAAGCCGCTGCAAGCGAAGAAGATACTCCGCCGCCGTGGTGGCCAAAATAATTTTAAAAAACCACTTGACAAATGATAAATACGATTGTATAGTATTAACTGTGCTATACAAATAAGGCACAAAGCACATAGGCAATTTTATAAGGAGGCACAACTATGGCATCATTAGCAGAAATCCGAGCAAAGCTCAAAGAACAAGAGAACCGTTCATCAGGTAACTCAGGACCAAGTGGTCCAAACCCAATTTACCCATTTTGGAATATGAAAGAAGGCGAGAGTGCAACTCTACGTTTCCTTCCTGATGGCGATCCAAACAACACTTTCTTCTGGCAAGAACGTTTGATGATCAAACTTCCATTTGCTGGTGTAAAAGGTGAAACTGATTCACGTCCGGTACAAGTACAGGTTCCATGTATGGAAATGTATGGCGAATCTTGCCCAGTACTTAACGAAGTACGTGGCTGGTTTAAAGACGCAAGTCTAGAAGACATGGGTCGTAAGTATTGGAAAAAGCGTTCTTATGTATTCCAAGGTTTTGTAACGGACAATCCACTATCGGACGACGAAGCACCTGAAAATCCAATCAGACGCTTTATTATTGGTCCACAAATCTTCCAGATCATTAAGCAGGCGCTTATGGATCCAGACATGGAAGAATTGCCAACAGATTACACAGCAGGTGTAGACTTCCGTTTGAATAAGAGTTCAAAAGGTGGTTATGCAGACTATTCAACATCTAACTGGGCACGTAGAGAACGTCCTTTGAGTGATGCTGAAATGCAGGCTGTTAATACACATGGCTTGTTTAATCTAAGTGACTTCCTACCTAAAAAGCCAGGTGAAGTAGAAATCAAAGTTATACAGGAAATGTTTGAAGCGTCAGTAGACGGTGAAGCATATGATCCTGATAAGTGGAGTAACTACTTCCGTCCAGCAGGCATGGCAGCAAGAACAGGCGATCCAAATGTAGCACCAGCAGCTAGTACGCCTGCACCAACACCTGCACCTGAGGCAGCACCTGCTCCAGTAGCAGAGGCAGCACCAGTAGCTGAGGCAGCACCAGTAGCTGAGGCAGCTCCTGCAGGAGATGGTGGCGCACAAGACATTCTTGCAATGATCCGCGCACGTCAAGGACAGTAATATATTATGGGGGAGCAATCCCCCATTTTGCTTTTTAGATTAGGAGATTAATTATGGCCAATAAGGCATTCGATCCTACTAAGTTTAGGACATCGCTAACAAAATCCATTACAGGTATGAGTGCAGGATTTAACGATCCTACTGATTGGATTAGTACAGGTAACTATGCACTCAACTATCTTATTTCAGGTGACTGGAACAAAGGTATTCCACTAGGCAAAGTAAGTGTATTTGCAGGCGAATCAGGTGCAGGTAAATCATATATCTGTTCTGGTAATATTGTAAAGTCAGCACAAGACCAAGGTATCTTTGTTGTTCTTATTGACTCAGAAAACGCACTCGACGAAGCGTGGCTACAAGCACTTGATGTAGATACATCAGAAGATAAACTACTAAAACTTAATATGTCAATGATTGATGATGTAGCAAAGACTATTAGTACGTTTATGGCAGACTACAAAGCAATGAACGAAGAAGACCGTCCTAAGGTATTGTTTGTAGTTGACTCATTAGGTATGTTGCTAACGCCTACTGACGTTGATCAGTTTAACAAGGGTGATATGAAAGGTGATATGGGTCGTAAGCCTAAGGCATTGACTTCACTTGTTCGTAACACAGTTAATATGTTTGGTTCACACAATGTAGGACTTGTAGCAACTAACCACACATACGCATCGCAAGATATGTTTGATCCAGATGATAAGATCTCAGGTGGTCAAGGCTTTATCTATGCATCATCTATTGTAGTTGCAATGAAAAAGTTGAAACTAAAAGAAGATGAAGATGGCAACAAGATCAGCGAAGTGCGTGGTATTCGTGCAGCCTGTAAGGTTATGAAAACACGGTATGCTAAACCGTTTGAAGGTGTACAAGTTAAGATTCCATACGAAACAGGTATGAATCCATATAGCGGCTTGCTTGAATTATTTGAAGCAAAAGGCGTTATTGTTAAGCAAGGTAACCGCTTACGTTATGAAACAGTTGACGGTGAAGAACTACTTGAATATCGTAAAAACTGGAACGGCGAACTACTCGATAAGGTTATGTCAGATTACTTGATTAAAGAAGCTTCTGTGGTAAATACCTCTGAAGCTGTTATAGAAGAAACAGACATAGAAACCCAAGTCGAGGAGTTTGTAGAAAATGCTGAATGAAGAACAAATAGTTGATGTATGGATGCTATTTAAAGAATATCTAGATAAAAAACAAATAGAACTAGTTGCAGAACGATTTGTTGATATGCTTGCAGACTACGGCGTAAGCGACGAAGTATTAAAAGATGTTATTGGCAATGCTGATAATAATTTAGATAATGCTATCTATTACTATTTGGAACTTGATTCAGATTTTGATGACGATTACTATGAGGACGATTAATGGGTTGGTATAGTGAAGTATCTAGAGATATTTCTAAAATTCCTACAGCAATACAACACTTTGAAACAGAGCTAGTGCAAGCAAAAGCAGAATGCAAACTTGTAGGTAATGTTGAAAAAAGTGCGGCTGCTATGCCAGGTATCGTTGAACATCGCTTTAACCAACTACAAGAAATTGAAGCCATATTAAACTATTTAAATATCGAGCTACGTAGATTGCGTAGCTCATATTTCAAAAAATATCTTGAAAATTATCAACGAGCTCTGTCTAGTCGTGACGTAGAAAAATACGTTGACGGTGAGGCAGACGTTGTTGACTATGAAAAGATTATCAACGAATTTGCACTAATGCGTAACAAATGGTTAGGTGTACTAAAAGCACTTGATCAGAAGCAATGGCAAATTACTAATGTTGTAAAACTCAGAGTTGCAGGTATGGAAGATGCTGCATTATGATTGATTTTTATTGTATTCATAAAGAAGGAGACGAAGAGTCTCAAGCACCTCTAAATGACGCACTTCGCTCGGGAAAACAATTTAATATTAATATAATTGCTCATCCAGGAGTTTATTCAGACATAGAAAATCTTATGTCTCGTGAAGGCTTATATATTAATCGTGCAGGCGCTCATAAAATTACAAGAAGAGGCCGTGGAGTTTTAGGGTGTTTTTTATCTCATTATTTTTTATGGAAAAAATGTATTGAGGAAAATAAACCAATCGGAGTAATGGAGTATGATGCAGTTTTTATTAGAAAATTACCTGAAAATATTTTAAATGAATTTAACGATTATCTAAACTTAGATTATACCCGTCACTTACATCTAGGACCTAAATCACCAGGCGGCGAATATGTAAACCAAATTGAATTAAACAAAGTTGCACCTCATTCTGTAAATAGATTACAAGAAAAAATGAAAGGTGGCAGACACTTATTTAAATATATTAATGCAAATCATATTAAAGGTGCGTTTGGATATATTATTAAACCTAGTGGTGCAAAAAAAATAGTAGAAGCATCAAAACTTAATGGTATTTTACCTGCAGACGTACAACCAAACTTAGCATATTGTGAAGTATTTTACACAAATCCTAGTATCGTAATGTTAAATCCGAAAGGATTAACTGGAAGATTTGGTGGATCACATACTAATCACGACCGCACTACTTAAATAAATTCTATTTCTACAGTATCACCTGTAGATAAATTTAATTCATCTCTTAATTTAACAGTAGATCCAACTTCTAATAGTTTAGGTCTTTTTTTAGTATTTGCTAATGGTGGTTGTATTATAATTGCTGCAACTCCATTAATTAAACAGTTTGCAAGTTTAACAGGTTTATTCCAATGCGTATCAATTTTAGTATGCCATGCAATACTAGGCATTGTTTCTAATTGAATGTTCAATGTTCCTGGGAATAAATCTGGCAAGTACATAGGCATCCAACTGTTTGACTGTCCAAGGCCCTTAGACACTATGCCTTTTACTTTGAGCACCACAACAACTTTCTTTTCTTTTGTCCTGGATCATCGTCGCTACGTTCAGCAAGAATTTCTACAGATCTGTATATTTGTTTTAAAAAGTCTATCTGTGCTTGTTGTTGATCTTTTTTACCGTTTGTTTCAAATAAACAATGATCTGAGTTATTGTGTACCCATGTTATTAATTCTTTCCAAGGCTTAATCCACATACATACTGCAAGTAAAAACACTACATTAAATTTTTCACAACGACTCATATCATTTAACAAGTCAAAACTTTCTGTATCTAAATTAAAATGATAAAAATCTATATTAGTATTTTTATGTTTACTAATCCTATTAGCTGCATTAACTAATCGAGTGTCATAATCGACGCCCATACCGTAATTAATTTTGTCCGATATTTGAAACAACATACCGCCTTGATTACTACCTATGTCTAAAACATTTTTATTAGTAAAGTCATATGTTAAAGGTGCAAGTCTAATCTCAGGCTTTCTCTGACCTTCTAACACTATACCGTCGATATTTAAAGTGTGATAACCATATGTATGATTTCTACCATTGTAACTAGTACCACTTGTTATAGTATATTGCAATAATGATTTTATTTTATCTAAGTTTGATTTCATAAATTTATTTATCAGTAAACTACGTATATAAATATCAGTATGAAAGTAGTATTGGTTACAGGTGGATTTGATCCACTACACTCAGGACATATAGAATATTTTAAAGCAGCACGAGAATTAGGAGATCATTTAGTAGTTGGTGTTAATAGCGATGCATGGCTTACTCGTAAAAAAGGCAGGCCATTTATGCCTTTTGAAGAACGTTGTGCAATTATTAAAGAGCTTGCATGTGTAGACGAAGTTATAGGATTTAATGACGAAGATGATACAGCAAATAACGCAATCTTTAGAGTATTGTCTACTAAAGGCAGCCAAACAAAAGTAATATTTGCAAACGGGGGAGATAGAACTAGAATTAACATACCAGAGATGAAATATACAGATGTTGAATTTGTTTTCGGTGTAGGCGGTGAAAACAAAGCAAACTCAAGCAGCTGGATACTAGACGAATGGAAAACACAAAAGACTGAACGTGATTGGGGATACTGGCGTGTACTCGATTATAAACCTGAAAAAGGTTATAAAGTAAAAGAACTTGTAATTTATCCTGGTAAAGGACTTAGTGACCAAAAACATTTCAAGCGTTTAGAAGAATGGAAAATACTAGAAGGTGTTGTCAGAATGGATACAGAATATAACGGGTTACAAGATAGTTTGCATCTGAAGCCAAGTACAATGACGTACACAATTGGAAAAGAAGTTTGGCATAAAGCATCAAATCCTGGAGACACAAATGCACACGTACTCGAAGTGCAATGGGGT